AGCAGTGGTATCAACGCAGAGTACACAGAAAAAGGCGGATGAAGCCGTAAAAAACTGATTCGGACCGATGGCGAAGTGCAGGCGATGTACTTCCTTTTCAGGGGCCATCACCTGCTGCCGTCAGAGGTCATGAAACTCGGATACGGGGAACGGCAGGTGCTGTATGCCTTTATGCGGTATGAGATGGAAGAAAGGGGAAAAAATAAAAGACCTCCTATTGAATAAACTTTCGATAGTAGGTCTTTTATAAATTTAAGCTATTTTAGTAATTATTATATCCATATCCGTAGATATTATTGTAAGGATCATCATCATCCTGATCATCTGGGGTAGAGTAATAGACTGTATTTCCATAAGCAGACGCAGTACTACCGTCAGAACCATAAGTAGTATGGGTGTGTCAAGAGTTTTGTGTAAATCGATTCAATAAGCAACATCGTATTGCTGCATAAGCTGAGACATCCTGTCGTCCATGAGCAGCTGGTTCCGGACCATCGCCCAGTTTGCGACGTGACGACCCTTCCATTTTTTATAGAGCTCTTGGATGCGTAGGTAGAAAATCTTGAAGACTGCATCCTCGTTGGGGAAAGCGCCTTTCTTGGTCACCTTGCGGAAGCTAGAGTTGACGCTCTCGATGGCATTGGTCGTGTACATGATCTTGCGCACGGCACTGCCATAGTTATAGAGCTGCTCGACGTGTGAGAAATTGTTTTCCCATACGCTGACCGCGCCTGGATAAGCCTGCCAGTCGGTCTTGAACTTCTCGAATTCCTGACGGGCCTGCTTGACGTTGATGGCACCATAGATGAGCTTCAGCTGCTTCGTGAATGCACTCCACTGCTTGCGTGGGATGTAGCGGATGGAATTGCGGATGAGGTGTACGATGCAGCGCTGAACCGTGGCATGCGGGAATACAGCCTTGGCGCCTTCCTCCAATCCGCTCACGCCATCCATGGACAGGATGCCAAGATCCTTAACGCCGCGAGCCCGCAGCTCGTCGAAGATCTGCATCCAGGCATGCTTGCTCTCCGTCTCGTTGATCCAGAGGCCAAGGACATCCTTGCAGCCGTTGACGTCATAGGCAAGCATGACATAGACGGCCACCTGCTGGACGCCATACTCCGTGCGCAGCGATACGTAGATGCAGTCGACGAAAGCAAATGGATAGAACGACTGGAGCGGACGATTCCGCCATGCCTCGACCTCTTCCATGACGCAGCCTGTGATGGTGGAGATCTGTTCATGTGACATCTGGAAGCCGTAGATGTCTTCGATGGTTGCAGCGATGTCGCGTTGGCTCATGCCACGGGCATACATCGCCAGTACCTTGCCCTCGATGGACGAAACGTCGCGCTGGTGCTTCTTGATGATCTGCGGTTCAAACGTACTCTGGCGATCCCTAGGGACGCGGATAGGAACCTCGCCCAGAGAGGTCTTGAGCGTCTTGGATGAATAGCCGTTCCGGACATTGTCACCGTCTTCGGAGCGCTCATGCTTCTTATGGCCGAGATGATTTTCCATCTCACCTTTGAGCATGGACTCAAAAATGGGGCCAAAAATCTGCTTCAGGACGTCCTGTACGTCTTCCGCGCTCTTGATGTCGTAGTTGTTGAGGATTTGCTGAGCAATCTGCTCGCCTGGGGTAGTTGGTGGAGTTTTACACTTTGCCATTCTGTTACCGTCCTTATCTTTGTTTACCCCCAGTATGGGGCATAAAGTAGATTCATGCAATACCGATTTACACAAACTATTTTACACTCCCAGTAGTATTGCCATACGTGGAATAGGAAGTGCCATTCGAACAGTAAGTTGTGTTTCCATAAGTAGAGTAAGACGTTCCATCAGAGCAATAAGTAGTATTGCCATACGTGGTGTATGAGGTACCATCGGAGCAATAAGTGGTATTGCCATAAGTGCTATAGGAATTTCCATTACTGTCATAAGCAGTATTTCCATACTGCGTTACACTGCCTGATTGGGCAAATGCTGTGGGGATGCCCAATGCAAGACTGCATAGAATTAAGGTAAGCAATTTTTTCATGATAGTATCACTCCTTTTATTTATAATCCAAGAAAATTTGATTTTATTATAATCTTTTTTACCCATATAAACAAGTTGAGGTGAGACAGCATGTCCAACAACGTCATCGATGCCGCTATTCGGTTGCGGTATTTGTTCACGCCGACCGTGCGGAGCGTCAACGCCAGCCTGGATACTATAATGGGCCTGTGAATTCAGACCAGTACTGAAAATTTTAAGAGTGCATGATATAGTATTAAGTAACGAAAATTGGAGGATGCTATCATGCCAAGAAAAAAGTACACTTCTGAATTTAAGACCAAGATTGTTCTGTCAATTCTTCAAGGCGACAAGGAATTCAATGTCATCTGTTCTGAAAATGGCCTGAACCCAAACATGGTCAGAAAATGGAAGCAAGAATTCCTGCAAAATGCCCATCTTGCCTTTGGTGCAGATTCTGAGCGTAAGGCCGTTCAGAGGAAGGAGGACGATCTGAAGAAAAAGAATGACCAGATGCTAAGGACCATCGGTCAGCTTACGCTTGAGCGCGACTTTCTTCAGGACTGCTTTCGCCAAGCTGGGGAGGCCATCCCAAGAATCCCGGAATATGATCAGAAAGGATAACGGCCTTTCCATACGTCGTCAGTGCGAATTACTGGGACTGAACCGTTCCGGCCTATATTACACACCTACAGGACCAAACCAAGCTGCTGTTAGGCTTGATGAATCGTTAATGGAACGTATCGACCACTGGCATACCAGGTGTCCCTACCTAGGCTCTCGTAAGATTGTTGCCAAACTGCAAGAAGAAGGTTTTTCAGTATGTCGCAAGACAGTACGGCGACTTATGCTGAAGATGGGCATCTATGCTATTTATCCTAAGCCTAACCTGTCCAAGCGCAATTTCAAGGAGTCTATTGTGCCTTATCTGTTGCGCGATTATACCGTGTCTTTTCCAAACCAGGTGTGGTCCATTGACATCACCTATATTCCGATGCCGCATGGGCATATGTACCTAACTGCAATAATTGATTGGTATAGCAGGCGGTTGGTCGGCCACTATCTTTCAGACAGTCTGGAAGCAGAATCTGTTATTCATGCCGTGACGGAAACCGTTAAAGCATGCGGCGTTCCAGCCATTATCAATTCAGATCAAGGCAGCCAGTTTACCAGTGATGATTACAAGAATCTGCTTCGTAACCTCAATATCCGTCAAAGTATGGACGGCAGGAGCCGCTGGGCAGACAACATCATGATTGAACGTTGGTTCCGTAGCCTCAAAACGGAGCAGCTCTATCCGAACGAATATCGCACCCCAAGAGAGCTTCGACGTCTGATTAACCAATACGTAGATGATTACAACAACATACGGCCCCACGAGGCATTAGGCTACAAGGTTCCCAACGAGTTTTACTTTGCTTGCTTCGCTGCTTAGAATAATTCTGCTTACTGCCACTCTTAAAATTTTAGAACGTGGTCTTGACAAGGGGCCCATTATAGATGACATCATCAAAGGTGATGGATGCACCATTGGCTGTCACGCCCAGCTCCGCGGACGGGAACACGCCAGTCGGCTTGTTCTTCCCGTCACCGGTGAGGAAGGCTTCTTCTTCCTTCGTGCCGATACGACGGGCAAATTCACCGGCGATATAGCTTTCCAGGTCGAAAGCGCTGTCGTTCAGGAGTTCTTCCGACACACGGATAGCCGTCCCCAGCTTGTACGCCCCGATGGACTGCTGGCCGAAGGTATCCTGGCTGTCCGGGTAGAGGCCGTTCTCTTCCATCCAGGACGCTTCGCCATGACCCGTCACGATGGGAATCTTGCGGTCGCCGCTGGTATGGATGACCGTCGCCAGGCCGCGGAAGAAGTTCTCTTCCTGGAGCTTGTCGATGAGCTGGTGTTCGAATTCGTCCGGTACCAGATAGCCACCATCAGCATCGGTGCCTGCACTCAGGGCGTTCTGTACATCGATGAAGTTCTTATGGCGGATGCTGTCCCAGAAGGCCTTACGGTAAGTATCGGACGCACGGCCTTTCTTTTCCACTCCGCCCTGGCCTGCACCAGGGAATTCCGTAATCGGTGTAGTAGTGGGCTGGGCAAGCTGGGCGTCGAGCTGCTGCTGGCGTTCCAGGCGGTCGATTTCCTTGCCGAGATTTACTACATCCGCTTCCATCTTGTCGTAGCGAGCCGCATCTTCTGCAGAGACCATGCCGTTCTCATCACGGACGGTATCCAGAAAATTCTTGGCGGCATCCCACAGATTCTTGCGTTTCTCACGCAGTGCTAAAATCGTATCCATTGTTGTCCTCCTTAATGAATGAGCAATGCCAGCCGGTTCTCCAGGGAAGCGGCTGGCACTTTATTGACAGGTTCATGTGGTTTCAGTTTTTGTACGAAAGAACTGGTGACGGTGGCCGGGCTGTAGAGCATGGCTTCCGGCTGTTCTTCATTTCCCTTCTTCTGGTCGAACAGGATTTCATCGGCAAAGCCCAGTTCCACAGCCTTCTTCGCATTGAGCCAGGTCTCGTCATCCATCATGTGGGAAATCTTCGTGCGGGCCAGGCCGCTCTTGATTTCGTAGGCGTTGATAATGCTCTCCTTGACTTCGCTCAGCATGCCGATGGTCTTTTCCATCTCTGCCTGGTCGCCATAGGCCAGGGTCGCCGGATTATGAATCATCAGCATGGCCACTGGCGACATACAGACCTTGGTCCCGGCCATAGCGATGACAGAGGCCGCCGAAGCAGCCAGTCCGTCAATCTTGACGGTGACGTTCCCCGGATAATCCATGAGCATGTTATAGATTTGGGCAGCGGCAAAACAGTCCCCACCCGGGCTGTTGATCCAGAGCGTGATATCACCGCTGCCTGCATTCAGTTCTTCCTTGAAAGCCTTCGGCGTCACTTCATCACCCCACCAGGTTTCGTCGGAAATCTGGCCGTCCAGATACAGCGTCCGTTCACTGCCGAAAGAATCCGGTGCTTCGTTAGTCACCCACTTCCAAAATTTATGTTTCATTCGTATCTCCCTTCTGGGCAAAAGCCCCGGCGTCCTTGAGCTTGGTCATGCTGCCATTGACAAGGTATAGATTACCGCCTTCTTCATCCGGCACGGGATTCATATCTTCCATCTCCCGGATATCGTTGGCGGACAGCCAGCCGTTCTGCCGGCCGATGCTGTAGCCCGTCATGCGGCTCTCATAGTCGCCGCGCATGAGACCGTTCACGTTGAACTTCAAGAAATACTGTTTCTTCTCTTCCGGCAGGAACAGCGCTTTCTGCATGGCCTGTTCCCAGCGGATGACCCATGGATCCAGCGTATACTTCACGAATTCCATGGACTGTTGTTCAATATTATTGAAGGAACTTTTCTCCAGGTCGCCAATCATGTGTGGCGGGATGCGGTAGAGCCGGGCAATCTCATCGAGCTGGAACTTCCGTGTTTCCAGGAACTGTGCTTCTTCCGGCGGGATGCCGATCTGCTGGTACTTCATGCCTTCTTCCAGCACAGCCACCTTGTGGGCATTGCCCGTCCCCCGGTAGACGGCATTCCACGAATCCCGGACTTTGGCCGGGTCCTTGAGGACGCCCGGATGCTCCAGCACCCCGCTGGGGCTGGCCCCATTGGCAAAGAAAGAGGCACCGTATTCCTCGCAGGCCATGGTCATGCCCACGGCATTGCGGGCCATGGCAATGGGCGAATAGCCGACCAGACCATCAAAACCAAGGCCGGGGATATGCAGCATTTCTTCCTTCTGCAGGGCCACCTGCCCATACGGCTTGATGTTCGGATTCTCGTCTCCTGTCTTGGTATACAGATAGAAAATCTTTCCCCGTTCATCCCGGCAGACGGTCATCTTGTCCGGCCTGAGCGGGTATAGTCCCTGTACCCGCCCTAATCGGTCGCGGATGATCTGGGCGTAAGCATTGCCCCAGATGAGCAGGTGGCTCATGAGCGTTTCCCGGAAGATGAACGAAGTCATCTCCGGGTTCGGTTCATCATGGAGTAAATGGTACAATGGATGGTTATAGACCCGTTCCTTGCCGCCGGGCGTGTAACGGTACAGCTGGAGCGGCAAGGCAGCCAGAGTTTCCGCCAGGATACGGACGCAGGCATACACTGCCGTTGTCTGCATGGCTGTGAACTCATTGACCTGCTTACCACTGGATGAACGTCCAAACAGGTAATGCATATCCGTCCCGGTGTAATAGTTTTGTGGCTTATCCCTGGTATGAAACAGTTTGGAAAAGATGCTCATAATCCACTCCTTCCTAATAAACCAAGTGATTGTTATAATAGATTCGCAGGATAGGGAGTGTAAAATAGTTTGTGTAAATCGGTATTGCATGAATCTACTTTATGCCCCATACTGGGGTAAACAAAGATAAGGACGGTAACAGAATGGCAAAGTGTAAAACTCCACCAACTACCCCAGGCGAGCAGATTGCTCAGCAAATCCTCAACAACTACGACATCAAGAGCGCGGAAGACGTACAGGACGTCCTGAAGCAGATTTTTGGCCCCATTTTTGAGTCCATGCTCAAAGGTGAGATGGAAAATCATCTCGGCCATAAGAAGCATGAGCGCTCCGAAGACGGTGACAATGTCCGGAACGGCTATTCATCCAAGACGCTCAAGACCTCTCTGGGCGAGGTTCCTATCCGCGTCCCTAGGGATCGCCAGAGTACGTTTGAACCGCAGATCATCAAGAAGCACCAGCGCGACGTTTCGTCCATCGAGGGCAAGGTACTGGCGATGTATGCCCGTGGCATGAGCCAACGCGACATCGCTGCAACCATCGAAGACATCTACGGCTTCCAGATGTCACATGAACAGATCTCCACCATCACAGGCTGCGTCATGGAAGAGGTCGAGGCATGGCGGAATCGTCCGCTCCAGTCGTTCTATCCATTTGCTTTCGTCGACTGCATCTACGTATCGCTGCGCACGGAGTATGGCGTCCAGCAGGTGGCCGTCTATGTCATGCTTGCCTATGACGTCAACGGCTGCAAGGATGTCCTTGGCCTCTGGATCAACGAGACGGAGAGCAAGCATGCCTGGATGCAGATCTTCGACGAGCTGCGGGCTCGCGGCGTTAAGGATCTTGGCATCCTGTCCATGGATGGCGTGAGCGGATTGGAGGAAGGCGCCAAGGCTGTATTCCCGCATGCCACGGTTCAGCGCTGCATCGTACACCTCATCCGCAATTCCATCCGCTACATCCCACGCAAGCAGTGGAGTGCATTCACGAAGCAGCTGAAGCTCATCTATGGTGCCATCAACGTCAAGCAGGCCCGTCAGGAATTCGAGAAGTTCAAGACCGACTGGCAGGCTTATCCAGGCGCGGTCAGCGTATGGGAAAACAATTTCTCACACGTCGAGCAGCTCTATAACTATGGCAGTGCCGTGCGCAAGATCATGTACACGACCAATGCCATCGAGAGCGTCAACTCTAGCTTCCGCAAGGTGACCAAGAAAGGCGCTTTCCCCAACGAGGATGCAGTCTTCAAGATTTTCTACCTACGCATCCAAGAGCTCTATAAAAAATGGAAGGGTCGTCACGTCGCAAACTGGGCGATGGTCCGGAACCAGCTGCTCATGGACGACAGGATGTCTCAGCTTATGCAGCAATACGATGTTGCTTATTGAATCGATTTACACAAAACTCTTGACACACCCGCAGGATATCTGATTTTTCAAAAATGAAAAGTTTCCCATAGTGACGGAGGGTGATCAAATATGACAAAGGAAGAATTATTAGAGTTTAAATACACGTATGGCTATTTCAAGATTGATGATCTTACCTATGGTTATATGACAATTCTTTTCTTTCAGCCGCCGTGTACTTATACAAAAGTTTCCTTTGATGAATGTCTGGAGGATAGTGTTCCAAGCATGGTTCAAACATACAATGCACTAAGACACCACAAACCGTACGATTTTTTCATTGAAGCAGGAACTGAAAAGTTTTCCATCAAAATCAGCGACTATAGTAATGAAAACTTAGATGATTCGGTACTCTTTACCGTAAAGATTTCAAATTGGAATAGCGGCTTACAGTATGGTACAGAGCTACATCAGGAAATGCCCGTTGCCTACTTAATGTATGTATTTGAAAAATTTTTCAGTGAATTACTTCATCATCCGGATTTTCCTTTCCAATATCCATGCTTTTCAGAAATAGCCAGCCCGCAAGGTATAGCCGTAGAAGCTGAGTTTGAGAAAAAATATGAAAACATGAATCTTTCTAACGCGAAATACATTAAGTTAGATAAGCAATTCATGCGGGAGCACATAACAGAATTCACAGAGTGCGGCGAAACACTAAAAAATGAATTTATAACTATGCTGACTGAGTATAAAGTTCCTGATGGATGGACAATCTTAAGAGAATCGGGTCCTGAAACAAAGCATGATATTTTCTAGATCTATTAACCTTTATGCCTTAAACTGAAAATCATGGCTTTATGACGAGTGAAACTACTCTAAAATGCAATAATCCCCCGTTCGTCATAAATACTGTTCCCGCCCATTCTATTACGGATGGCCCGATCCAGTGCCATGATGGACGCCACGATTCCGTCGATCTTTTCGACGGATTTTTCTTTGTCCGGCTTGATGTTCCCCGCAGGGTCTTGGCGCATGACGACGTTGCCGGCCATCCATTTGAGGACGGGATTGCCGCCATGGTTGATATTCCCTTCCATCAGAAGCTTGAACAGCTCCTTCGACGGCGGCGACATATCCTTGAACCCCTGGCCGAAAGGTACCATGGTAAAGCCCATGTCCTCAAGATTCTGCACCATCTGGGTAGCGTTCCAGCGGTCATAGGCGATTTCCCGGATGTGGTACGTTTCCCCCAGGCGTTCGATGAACTTCTCGATGAAGCCGTAATGGATGACATTCCCTTCCGTTGTCTGGATGAAGCCCTGCTTCTGCCAGACGTCGTAAAGCACATGGTCACGCCGACAGCGAAGTTCCAGTGTGTCTTCCGGCAGCCAGAAGAATGGCAGCAGGATATATTTTTCCTCTTCCGTCCGTGGCGGGAAGGCCAAGACCAGGGCCGTAATATCCGATGTGCTGGATAAGTCCAGTCCGCCGTAGCACATCCGCCCCCGCAGGGAATCCAAGTCAATAGGAAGATTTCCCTTGTCGTAGACCTGTTCCGGTATCCAGCGGATGCTGGCCGAAGTCCAGATATTCAATCTGAGCTGCTTGAACACATTCTCCTCGGCCGGATTCTCGATAGCGTTCTGGTACGCTTCCCGGACGCGGTCGATTTGGATGGTGTGGCCAAGGGAAGGATTCGCTTTGTACCAGTTGGCTTCATCTGTCCAGTCCGCTTCCCCTTCCAGGCCATAGACAACGGGGTAAAAGGTGTAGTCTTTCTTTCGGCCCGCCATCAAGTCAAGGGCCTTTGTGTGCAGCTCATAGCAGATACTGTTCTTGTCGTTGCCCGCCGTCGTGATGATGAAGAAGAGCGGCTGCTCCCGGGCATCGCCGGAGCCTTTGGTCAGGACATCATAGAGCTTGCGGTTCGGCTGGGCGTGGATTTCGTCAAAGACCAGGCCCGACACATTGAGTCCATGTTTGGTCCCGGTTTCCGCCGACAGCACCTGGTAGAACCCGGCGTTGCGATAATTGATGATGCGCTTGCCCGCCGTCCGTATCTTGGAGCGGCGCATCAGGGCCGGACTCATCTCGACCATCTGCCGTGCCACATCAAAGACAATGGACGCCTGGTTTCGGTCACAGGCCGCACCATACACTTCGGCACTCGGTTCGTTATCGGCATAAAGAAGGTACAAAGCGATAGCGGCAGCCAGCTCGCTCTTTCCGTTCTTCTTTGGAACCTCTATATAGGCCGTCAGGAACTGCCGCTTGCCGTTTTCCTTGACGATGCCGAAGAGATCACGCACAATCTGTTCCTGCCACGGCAGGAACAGGAACGGCTGCCCGGCCCATTTGCCTTTGGTATGACAGAGATGCTCGATGAAGGCAACCGCCCTGTCGGCCTTGTCCTTGTTGTAATGGGAATCCGGCAGCATGAACGCTGACGGCCTATATACAAACGCCAAACCACTCACCCCCTTAGAATCAATTCCATTTCATCCACTTCCCGTTCGCCGCCCGTGTCTTCTCCAATCATGCGGCTCCGGGCAGACGGCGTCAGGCCGAACTGCTCGCAGAACTTCAGCATGATCTTGAGGTTCGTTTGGGCGATGGACACCTGCGGTACCTGCTGCAGGTAGCCGTTCGGCGTCCGTACCATGTCGCCGTGCTGGGTAATGAATTCCTCAGCCCCTTTCCAGCGGGCGTAGGCCTGACAGTAACCGGCGAAAGCGGCACGGTCGATTTCCGTCAGCATCCCCATCTCGGCGAGGACTTTTCCGAGCCGCTTCCATTCTTTCTTGGCGTCGTCTTCCAGCCACTCCGGACAGCGCGGCAGTTTGCCCTTGGGCATGGGTTCTTTCTTATTGAGCGGCCGATGGCCGGGATTGCCCTCCAACACTTTGAGGGCTGTCGGTTTCGGCTTCCTTCCTCGTACTGCCAAGCCATACACCTCCTTTCCGTAATAAAAAACAGCCCCGAAGGGCTGTCTGTGTGTTAAGTTAGAAATCTTCCAGTTCGTCCGCTACGCATTCCAGCCAGGGACCGGCTTCGTCGAGACTGCTAAATTCGGCTCTGGGAAAACCGTAAGGGCTGTCCATGGTGCCAATTCCAAATTCTGTAAGCCAGAGGCTTTCGTTGGTGATGATATACTTTCCAAGGTAATGGAAAAGGTAAGCAGTGTCATCCAAGTAATCCAGAGCTTCTTTCGCCTTTTCAGAAAGGTTTTCCGGCCAGTCCATCGCTACTGCGGTGGCTCCGTATGCTCCATCCAGGTTCTGTTTGTCGATTGCGTTCAAGTTTTTCATGTTTTTTCCTCGCTTTCATGTGCTTTTTTTTTGGGGGGGGGGGCCCCTTTGGTCATGTATATATATCACTCTAAAAGCACATAATAACAAGTTTTATATTGAGAATTTATGCATTTTATTAGGAATACGGATGAGAAAAGAGAGCTGATTCCCAGCCCTCTTTTGGTGCCTGCTTCTTAGCAGAAGCTGATGGTCAGCATCCCGTTCCCCATCCACCAGCTGTTTTCTACCCAGGGGTCTTCCCTAAAAATCTGCTTTGCTTCTTTGATTTTTCTTTCCATGTCTTCCTTGCCGAACTGTTCGCAGGCGGCTTTCTTACTGATTCTCTTCCCATCCAAGGTAATGATTGTTCTCATCGTTGTTTCCTCGCTTTCTTATGCTTTGAGTGTTTTCCCTTTCGGTATGTATATATATATCACTCTAAACGCATAATATAGCAAGTCATTTCTGATGGATTATTTGAGGATTTTCCATTCATCTACCCCCGGCACCAGACCAAGGCTGCAGCCCGTATCCCATGACACATGGATGGTTCCCAAGTCATCAATGTATTGCACCGTACCTTCTGTTCCCTGCGCCGGTGCCTGCGGATCCTCCATATAAATCAGCTTCACCCGCATCCCTGCCATGCCTGCTTTACTGGTTTCCAGTGCTTTTTTCAGGATGGTGCGGTCGAAGCCGAATTTCCGGTAATCCCGGTCCATCTGCTCATAATACCAAGGGAATGGCATCCCGCAGTGACGGTCTTCATGCATGATGTAGACCAGCCCCGTAATCGTCCCGCTTCCCGTTTGCACTTTGACATCTTTCTTGTAGTAGAACGTCGGGAAACCTTCGTAGCGGTCCAGCCTTTTTTCGTCAGTTCTGGAAATTGTCCAGATGGTGACCGGAACACAGCTCCCGGCCTTCGGTTCGATGGTGGCGTAGCAGCCCGTCAGCGAGCCTTTGAAAAGCAGCTCGTAGCCCTGAATGAATCCCGTCCCCACAAGGACGGCGTCGCGGCACCGTACGGCCATCTGCCGTTCGTCCATATTGCTCCCGTAAGCGATGTAGTATTTCTTCATATTGCTCATCCTTTCTGAAGGGAATGTCCTTCTACCCCCTTAAGGGCAGCCGGGGCTGCCCTGTGTGCGGTTTATCGTTCCCTTCAGGCGGCTGCGTGTCTCCATGCGGCGTTGCCCGTCAGGTTCTTCAAAAGGTGATGGCGGCAGGTCTTGAACTCGTCGCCGATCAGGCCAAGCCGGAGCATCCAGCAGCGGAAGGCGTATTTTTCATTGTCCGTTTCGGTCTTCCGTACCGAGGCTTTCTTCTGGGTCAGTGCCTGATGCGTCATGGCAAGGCAGAACTGGATGTAGGCTTTGATTTCGCCGGCGTGGAGGGTGCCGTTGAAAAGGCGGAACTCGACGGTGCCTTTGGTGAAGGTGGCGTGGAGGTTCAAGCCGTGGTAGCGGCTGCTGTTGTAATGCATGTTCCGTCCGCAGGGTGCTTCCATGTACCAGAGGTCTGCGAATTTCGCCATCGTCGCTGGCCGTTTCTTGTTCAGCTCTTTGAGGAACCGTTCGTTGGTCTTGCGGCAGTAGCGGTGTTCCCTGCCCGGATTGATGCTCAGTGCGCGGTAGATCAGGTCTTCCTTGCTGTAAAAGACGTTCACCAGATTCCGCAGGGTCTTCGGCGTGAACCGTTCCGCCCCCACATGGATGTGGATGCCGCAGGAGCTGTTGGCAAAAGCGCCGGCTCTGCGCAGGGTGCGGATGAGTTCCTGCAGGCTCGGGATGTCGTCGTAGGAAAGGATGGGGCTGACCACTTCGGTGCGGTAGTTCGTCGTTGCTTCAACAGTGCGTCCGCCGGCCTTCTTTTCAGGAAACAGGCTGGAGTCATTCATGGCTTTCCATTTCCGGCCCTGTCCGTCTTCCGCGATGTAGGTGTCGTAGGCGCCGCCTTCGTGGTATTTGCGTCCCGTCCCGAAGAAGGTGGCCATCAGGGCTGGCCGCCTTGCTGCGGGTGATTCCTGTCATTTCGATTTCAATGCCAAAGTGCTGTGTTTTCATAATTTTCTCTGTCCTTTCTATGTGTGCGTGTGTTCTTTCGGTACACTATATATCACTCTAAAGGTACACAATAGCAAGTCATTTTGAGAATAATTATGGATTAATTTTGCCGGTTCCGGTGTGCTTTCACCCGCTCTGCATGACGCTTTGCTTCTTCTTCCGTGCGGAAAGCACTCCAGCCGTTGAGGTCTTTCATCAAGGCCATGCGGGATTCATGGCTGGCTTTGGTTCCCATGCCGATGCGCAGGAGCCAGCTCCTGAAGTAGTACTTTTCGTTCTCCGGTTTCTTCACCGCAGGCTGTACCCGCTTTGCTTTGCGGGCCGCACTGATTAGAAAAGCGAAGAGTTCCACCATGGCCCGGTTCTTTACGGCGTTTCCCGTGTCGGCAAAGCAGAAGGTCACCGATTCTTCATTCAGGCGGATGCCCTTATTGCCGCTCTGACAGGTGCCGTACACCTTGAAGAAGGAAGCGGCGTCGGTCAGTGTGGCTTCTTTCAGGGCTGTCACGCAGTCTTCTGTAATGTGGAAGTTCGCGGAGCCTGCCGCGCGGTTCAGCAGGTACTGCTGGGCGCTGAGGGTGAAGATCAGGCTGCGGAGATGGATGCCGTCCATCCCGCCAAGGGGAACACCGACTTCGATGGTTTCTGTTTCGGTTTCTGCTTCCGGTTCCACCAGCCCTTCCTCTTCGAGGAAGCAGCGCAGGGCCTGCTGCGTCTTTTCGTCATCGCATTCGATTTCCCCGCTTCGGAGGATGCGGAAACCGCTGCCTTCAAAGGCGAAGGTCGGAGTTCCTGCATAGTGCAGCTTTTCGTCATGGTTGAAGGGGATCAGGCGTTTCGCCAGTTCCTTGCGGTCGTCCAGATTGGTTTTGATGGTCATGGGTATGTACCTCCTTTTTTTGTTAGTACATATATCACTCTGAACGCCGATAATAGCAAGTCATTCTGACGATTTAGTTTCTGTATCCTGAAAGAAATATGCAATCCCTGAAAGCACGAACCAGACGCAGGGCAGCGCCACACCGTTGCCCCACATCTTGTACTCTGCAGAATCCCGATATGGATTCAGCAGCCATTTAATGATCTGATTCCTTATCTTTGGTTTCGTCGTTTTGCCCAGTGCCCTGCGGTGCGTCTCAAACACATCCTGCCAGAACCGGATATCCTCTTCCGTCGGGTTCTCCGTTGCAAGGCCGCTGCACCACCAGTCCGGGAATCCCTGGAGTCTTGCACACTCTGACGGCATCAGGCGGCGGACACGAGCATGGCTGTTGATGAGCGGCGGATCTTTATAATCCGTAGCTACCAGGGAACTGGCCATTTCCTTCGCCGCCCGTGTGAAGTGGGAATTCTTGCTGGCACTATAGGTCAGCTCCACCACAGCGATGCCGCCCTGGTTGCTCCCCGGTACATTTCCCGAACGGTCGACGGTCCGGCAGGTATCGCTCTCATAGATATGGTTCCGCATATTGCGGGTGCCGTCCGAGGTCTGCCGTACATCATAAGTTTTCTTTTCTCTGTTGCCCCCGCCCTGCAGGACCAGCGGCTGGTTGTTGCCGCCCGTCCCGTACCGCGCCGTGAGTGATGGGTTCACAGAGAGCGGCCCCTTGTACCGGGCATCGGCTCCATGGTTCTCAAACACCGGACCCGGCAGATTGACGATGACCGGAGGATGATGGGCTTCTGCCCGTAAGGTGTTCGTCCGCTCTTCCGTCACATCCATTCGGATGCCGCCCTGGTCATTCAGGCAGATTGTGCCTGCCGTTCCAGGGCCAGACGCAAGACGTCCGGCAGCACCCTGCCATGCTCGGAAGCCCTGCGCAGAATACCCTGACAGGCCCTCGGACTCAAATAGAACCTTTCCGGCACTTTGTCCATCAAAATCTGCGACAAGGTAGATGCGCTTTCTTCGCTGGGGGACGCCCCAGTATTGGGCATCGAGGACGCGCCAGGCCACAGAGTACCCGTTTCCCAGGATGCATCCCGCAGGCTGCCATCTGGCACAGCCAGCCACTGAAACCGCAGGGTCTTTGATGCGGCAGATTTCTTCAAGAACCGTCCGGAAGTCCTCTCCCTTGTTGCTGGAGAAAGCCCCAGGGACATTCTCCCACACGATATATCTTGGATATTGTCCATTCGTTTCTTCCCTCATTTCCTTCACGATGCGCACTGCCTGATAGAACAGCGAGGACTGCGAACCGCCAAGGCCATCCCTTTTTCCGGCAATCGACATATCCTGGCAGGGACTGCCGAAGGTAATGATGTCTACCGGCTCGATTTGTGCGCCGTTTATGGCACTCACATCGCCGTAATGCTTCACAGATGGCAGCCGTCTCGTCGTCACGCGGATGGGGAACGGCTCGATTTCCGAGTTCCATACAGGACGGATGCCCGCCAGGATGGCGCCCAGTTCAAAGCCGCCGCTCCCGGAGAACAGGCTGCCCAGCTTAATCTGTTCCATCATCTGCCACCTCCGCATACGGGATTTTCTCATCCCCGCGCAGGATAAACACACCCGCGTCCCCATATTCACTGATGTAGCGCCTGACGATGACGTCGACGAACTTCTCGTCCAGCTCGATGCCGTAACAGATGCGGCCCGTCTGCTGGCAGGCCATGAGCGTAGAACCGGAACCGAGGAACGGGTCCAGGATGATGCAGTGGCTCATGGATGAATTCTGTATAGGATAGGCCATGAGAGCTACAGGCTTCATGGTGGGATGCTCTTTGCTGGCTTTCGGCCGGTCGTATTCCCAGATGGTCGTCTGCTTGCGGTCGGAATACCATTGATGCCTGCCGTTCAGCTTCCAGCCAAAAAGGCACGGTTCATGCTGCCATTGATACGGGCTACGTCCCAGTACCAGGGCGTTCTTCTTCCAGATGCAGCAGCCGGACAGGTAAAAGCCTGCGTCCTTGAATGCCTTGCGGAAGTTCAGCCCCTGGGTATCTGCGTGGAATACATAGATGGAAGCATCCTGCTCCATGTTCTGTTCCATATTGACGAAGGCCGCGAAAAGGAACTGGTAGAACTTGTCATCCGGCATATTGTCGTTCTTAATCTTGCCGGCCGTTTCTTCGACATCGACGTTATACGGCGGATCCGTCAGCACCATGTTGGCCTTCTTCCCCGCCATCAGCCGTTCATAGGTTTCCGGCAGCGTCGCATCGCCACAGATGACGCGGTGGTCACCCAGGAACCAGATATCTCCCGTCCGGGCGACGGTCGGCTTTGCCAGTTCACCGTCGACATCAAAGTCATCTTCCTTGATTTTCTTGTTGTACACTTTCGAGAAGAGCTGCTCGACTTCCGGTGCTTCAAAGCCCGTCAGGTCGACGTTGAAGTCGACGCTCTGCAAATCGACGATGAGGTCGGCCAGGAGCTGTTCGTTCCAAGCACCCGTGATTTTATTGAGTGCGATGTTGAGCGCCTTGACCTTATGCTCATCCTCGATATGGACAACGACACACTGGACTTCTTCGTAGCCCAGATTCTTCAGTACGGTCAGGCGCTGATGCCCGCCGATGACCGTCATGTCGTAATTGACGATGATGGGTTCCACATAGCCAAACTCCTGAATGGACTTCTTGATTTTCTCGTATTCCTTGTCGCCAGGCTTCAGCTGCTTCCTGGGGTTATATGCCGCAGGCTTCAGCTGGCCGATGGGCAGCATCTTCCATTCCATATCCGATGTCTTCACACGCTTGCTCCTCTCTGAAGGCAGCCGCCACCGCTCTGCCGTAACCGGCGAGGTGGTGCCACCTGCAATAATTCCGTACGCTGTCCCGTGACAGCTTGGTCTTCCTGGCGATGGCTTTGTAGCCCATCCCCTGCTTCCGCATGGCTTCTATCTGCCGGCGCTGGCAGTCGTTCATGACAGGCTCCTTTCACACAACAAAAAAGCTCCGGGCCAAATAGCCTGGAGCAGGTGATTCGATTTTAGATGCCGGGTATCCCCCCTTATGAATTTCGCGTTTTTTCACGTTTGAGGGGGCGGCGGTCATGGGCAGAAGGGCTGCAGAGATTTGCATTCCCCCGCCCTACGGACGGATTCAGTACTTGTACTCGATGTTCCGGTCTTCGGTCATCGTCTTATGGTCATGGCAGCTCTTGCAAAGGGGCTGCCAGTTCGTTTCGTCCCAGAACAGTTCCGCATCACCGCGATGCGGTTTGATATGGTCAACGACCGTTGCCGGGACGAGACGGCCTTTTGCTTTGCAGCGGATGCACCAGGGATGACGTTTCAGGAAAAACTTCCTGGCCTTCTGCCACTCCCATCCGTAGCCACGTGTTTCTGCATCAGCCCGGTCGCCCTGGCACTGCTGTTCATGTTCGTCACAATATTTTCTCCCATACGGCACCAGCCTTGGGCATCCCGGATACTTGCACGGTGTTCGCGGTCTTCTTGGCATTCGTATCATCTCCGGCATCAAAAAAGGACCGATGGCATTTCGCCACGGTCCTTCATTCTTTTTATAAACAGGTCAATAAAACATCATGTCCATCGCCGCTTCGTCCAGGACAGCTTCCGTTACCTTTTCTGATATGAAGTCGTAACATCGGGGTATATGACGCACCCATAGATGCTTGTCACTCGAATCCATGATGTACAACCGCCTTGCCAGGCTGTTCCCTAACTTTTTGGTATACTCGCCACCCGCTTCAAAGGTCTCAGCGATTACAGGATAGCAGAACTCTTTTCTTACCCATTCTGCATAACGCGGTACATCATGCTCATGCCCAAGCTGCATCTGGAAACATAGGGCATCCCACCAATTTTGTATTTCAAAAGACGGTTCATAACCTATCCTATCGGTCCGTTTCTTCATTCGTTCGATGCTTTCAGAAACGAACCCGTTCAGCATCCTGGTTGCCAGGGAAGTGGATACTGTCTTGAACAGCTTCCGCTGCATAGCAAGTTCATGAAGAATCGACAGCACCAGCATGCTGCATGCATCCACCTTTTCCTGCTCTGTTTCCAGTGCCTTGGGAAGCGGCTTCTGATGCTTCATAAACACAGCCCGTATAGCATCTGTTTTTTCTGGCATTTCAACAATGTCCCTGATACACTCTCGGAGCCATTGCTGATATAACTGATCCTTCTTACACCACTTTTTTCGGTTGTGTTCCCTTTCCCAGGCATCCACCTCATCAATAGGCGGTTGTTCCAGATAGCAGTAACAATCCCAATCATTCCGGTGGAGCCGTACATATTCACTGCATAACAAAGGAAAGGTCCTGGTATGATACATTTTACTCTTCATCTTTTTTGCACATGCCTTCAGCTGGCTGGCCAGATGTCGTTCCTCTTTTGTCAAAGATACACACCTTCTTCAGTCCGTTTTTCTATGGATTTATTATATCATACTTTTGTCTTGTTCTTTAAATTTTATTGAACATTCAAAATATTTTAAAGTGTGTCTTGGGAGTGTAAAATAGTTTGTGTAAATCGGTATTGCATGAATCTACTTTATGCCCCATACTGGGGTAAACAAAGATAAGGACGGTAACAGAATGGCAAAGTGTAAAACTCCACCAACTACCCCAGGCGAGCAGATTGCTCAGCAAATCCTCAACAACTACGACATCAAGAGCGCGGAAGACGTACAGGACGTCCTGAAGCAGATTTTTGGCCCCATTTTTGAGTCCATGCTCAAAGGTGAGATGGAAAATCATCTCGGCCATAAGAAGCATGAGCGCTCCGAAGACGGTGACAATGTCCGGAACGGCTATTCATCCAAGACGCTCAAGACCTCTCTGGGCGAGGTTCCTATCCGCGTCCCTAGGGATCGCCAGAGTACGTTTGAACCGCAGATCATCAAGAAGCACCAGAGTACTCTGCGTTGATACCACTGCT